AATCTTCAGGAATCAGCAAATCAATCCGTGGCGGAGAAGTCCTTAACACCGTAGTAAAAGGCAAGAGGACTGAATTTAAAGACTCGCTCTCGGATGAAGAACTGAAAGTGCTTGACATTGCAAACGAATGGTACGATAATACTTACAAGAAATGATACTCAACCCCGAAAAAATAGACTACAAGCGCAGGAATCTTGATGCCCTTGGTTTAGGTAAGAAGAAAAACATTCCCATCTCCCGCAAGTTCGATCAGAACATGGACGAAGACAAGCGTGATTTGTGGCAATGCTATCATCTATGGGACCGGCTTGCAGACCTGAGAACACGAAGGTTGAGGGCAAACAAATTCATTGACGGTGATCAGTGGTCGGATAAGTTCTATGACCCCGAATCAAGGAAATGGATTACCGGTGAAGAGTACATTCGTTCTCAGGGCAGGGTTCCGCTTGTTCAGAACCTCATTAAGCCTGTTATCAATAACATCAAAGGTCAGTACCGGTCCTATGCAATGAAAGGGACAGTAACCTCAAGGACAAGGGAAAAACAAAGCCTTGGCTACACGATGTCCGCAGCCCTTGATGCCGAACTTGACTACAACATGAGCGTTGAACTCGATGCTCAGAATATCGAAGAACTTGCCAAGGGTGTTTGCGTGTCAAAGGTTCAATGGGATTATGACGATACCCTTGACCAGGAATGCCTGCACATCACCAATCCAATCATAAACAGGATGTTCTTCAATAGCGATATTGAGGATATAAGGGTAAACAAAGCAATCCGAATTATCGGAGAATTCCACGACTGGCCGTTGGATGTAATTATCAGCAAATTCTCTCAGAGCAAAGCCGAAGAGGAGATGATTCGTTCTTTCTACTCGGTTAGTGCGGATTTGCTTTCCAATCTTTACTCTACTTTTTCATCGGACAGGGTGGATAATCTTTCTTTCCTGTTGCCTAATGACATGGACAAAGGCAGGGTGTTTGAGATATGGCAGAAGAAACTCGTCTGGAGAATGAGAGTCCACGATCCCGTTGACGGAAGTATTCAGGTTGTGAACATGACCGAAGCACAACTCAATGAAATGAACAGGCAGCGTGTACAGAATGCAACTGCCGTTGGAGTACCTGAAGAGTCTGTTCCTTTGTTGGATTGGGTGAGCCGTCCTGAGATGGTGTGGTTTGTTAAATACCTTACCCCCGATGGTCACAGGCTTTACGAAAAAGAATCCCCTTACAAGCACCAGAGCCATCCTTACGTTGTCACGGTTAAATCTTTGGTGGACGGAAAGGTTACCGGTCTTGTGGAAGATATGATTCCTCTTCAGGTGTCCATCAACCGAATGGTGACTATGAGGGACTTTATCATTGGAAACTCTGCTAAAGGTCTTCTGATGGTGCCGGAAGGTTCAATCCCTGCCGGAATGAACATCAATGACTTTGCTGCCGAGTGGAGCAAGGCAAATGGGGTTATCGTTTACAAACCTCTGGCAAGTGGTCAGGTCCCGCAGCAAATCACAAACAACTCTGTCCCCGTAGGAATAAACGAGCAGATTTCACTTTCCATGCAGTTGTTCTTTCAGGTGTCGGGTATCACTCAGGCAGCACAGGGAATGAAAGCAAGTGCAGGAACTCCCGCAGCTTTATACGCACAGGAGGCTCAAAACTCCACTATCAATATTAAAGACTTCATGGCAAGGTTCACTTCGCATAAAATCGAAAGGGACTACAAAGCCATTCAGTTGATTCAGCAGTTCAGAAAGGATCCGTATTACATCGACATTGCAGGAAAAGACATTCCGAAGGAAGCAAGGATGTACAACCCTGAAGAGATAAAGAACGTCAAGTTCAATTACTCCGTTACCGAGTCTCAGGATACTCCTATGTTCCGTCAGGCGATGGAAACTGAACTCTCGAACCTTTTGATGAACAAGTTCATTGATATCAAGATGTACCTTGAGAACTCCTCACATCCATGGGCAGACAGATTATTGGATGCTATTACAAAAAGAGAGGGTCAACAACCTACACCTGAAGAGATGCAGCAGTTGACCCAACAGGCAACCCAATCCGTGAACCAGAATGTGAACCCGAAGGCTGCACAAATGATCAATCAGTTTTCGGCAGGGATGGTAGCGTAGTCCAATGGGTGATGTTTTTACTTGAATTTGGTACTTTGCCTATCATGTCATAGTACCAATATTCATCTTCAAAGTAGTACACACCTACTCCTACTTCATTTCCATCGGTGACAATAACATTAATTGACGTATCAACAAACTCGCTTGGAGGTGGAAGTTGCTCTGATGCTTTTATCCATGTTGTGTCCATAGTTATATTATTTGTGTTCAGTAGGTGTTTGGGTATTATGAAAGTATCTTTCCTATAAATTGATGCAGGTGATTTCAGTAAGTCAAATGCAAATAATTCAAACAACTTCATACTCACCTTTTAAAAAACCGTTTCTTTCTTATTTCACTTTCTTCATGCAGAATCTCAAGTCTGCGTTTGATGTACTGATCCATCTGTGTTTCGGGGATGGTGTCTCCTTTTTCTTCGTCACACCTTGAACACAGGAGCTGGAAGTTTTCAAGAGAGTTATCCCCTCCTTTACTAATGGGCAGTTTATGGTCGAACCTGCGATTGTCGGAGTCTCGCAGCAAGTTTAGATTGCATTTTTGACATCGGTAGTGGTCTCTCTTCAAAACAAATTCCTTCTCTTCTGCGCTTAACTGTCTTCGCTTGTAGTTCATCGTAGATACTTTTGTAGGATTTTTCAGGTTGTTCGTAGACTTTACCCTCACCACAGGTCATTACAAGGCGCATGGTGGAGGCAAACGATCTGAATACATCAACCTCCCATCTGCTCATTGTCTTGTACATAAGCCTCCTTTCATTAAGCCTGAAGCCAAGATCACGCAGCACATCCCTGTCACCGAATGCAAGGATGAAGTAGTCCTTGGTATTGAAGCCATCAACACCAAGGACAGTATTGTGAGATACCACTACTGCATAGGTGCAGTCTTTATTTTCAAGGTCGGAGAATACGGACATATCAGAAGGGCAAATCTGAAGCTTCACCATCCTGAACAGGTGGCTGCTGAGTTTCCTGACTTGTAGTTTCCTGACTTGATTCTGACGGCTTTGAACCCAATAACTCAATTTCTTTAGCCACAACCTCAGTAATCTGCCTCTTGTTGCCGTCTTTGTCCTCGTAAGTTCGGTAAGTAACACGTCCGTCAACGGCAATCTTTGAGCCTTTTTTGACGTATTTTTCAACTATATCAGCGGTCTTTTCCCAACATACCACATTGTGCCACTGTGTTTCCTTGCCATATGTTTCGGCTAAACTGAACTTAACTACTTTTTTCCCTGTGCTTGTCGTGATAACTTCGGGATCTTTCCCCACGTTACCGGTTACTATAAACTTGTTCATGTCTGTTATTTTAGTAAATCATACTTAATTATCAACTCGCACCTTGAGTCAAGACGTGAAAGCACCTCCTGAATCCTGGCATACAGTTTTGCTTTGTCCTTTACTTTTTTCCGAGCAGCCATTCCTTTGAAGCTTTGATTTCTCTTCTTTCGTGCTTTCCGCTTGGTCTGGCTATGAAGATTGAATTCTTGATAAGGAAGACTCCATCCATTCTGTTGCTGACAAAACTTTGCTTAACAAGTAAGTCTCTCTCCCTCGGAGATATGCAGTAGAAGTCACCTCTTTTGTTAGGGTCGGGCAGGACATAGAATTGTCTTCCCTCGGAACGGCAACGCATGGTAGCCTCTTTGATTCTTGCATTGGCTCTGCGGTACATCTTTCTGAGTTCACGATCATACTTCAAATCGGTGACGAAATCTTTCCACTTTGGCTTGAAGTACTCGAAAGTACCAAGCAGTAAAGCATACAGAAGAATGAAAGGAAAGGCGATGTTGGAAAGTAGTTTTTTCATGGGGTTTTATGTTGTTGGTGGAAATTGTCTGACTGGCACAGGAGGATAAGATGACCATTGTGGTGGCTCATAGTTTTTAAGAAAATCATATAATCCATCTGCTGCATAATAATACTTACGGATAAAATACAACTGATTGCTTGTCTTCTTAACAATCTGCTTTCTGTGTTTTCTTTTCATACTTCTTTCTCAATTAGCACACTTTGAATCTCTTTACTATCAAAACTTGCAAATGCAGCCTCGAATGATACTGCCATGTAAACAACCCAATCGCTTTCAACCACTTTGGGTATTCCTGCATGGGTGAAGATCCACTCCTTCTCAGTTATCTTCTGAGTGGGAGCAAGCCTTATTTTGACTCGGATGGGGAAGGTTGTCATTTATGCAAGTATCTTATATATACGTTTATAGCTGCCATAAGTACAGACAGAATGGAAATAATAATGGAAGCATTACTCAGGCGATTAATAGTCCTCATATCCTTATAAAAATCACTTGAATTGCTTTTGTCTAAATTCTTTGGTGTCATGTGTTTAAGATTTAAGGGTTAAAATGATGCTGCGTTTATAGGTCTGTCAATTCTCTTTGATTTCTCTGATTCAACTAAATAAGGCAAAGGCATAAGGTCTGATACCTTTAATCCCATCATGGTATTTTCAAGCAAGTCATCATGGCAGCCGTCCTTTGCTTTTGCCCTGCCTGACTCTTTGTATTCGTAGGTATCGGCTTCATCGTTAACCCTGTTGTCAAACTCAACATATCCACCCTCACGGAGTCTCTTCTTGAACTGATTGATGTAGTCGGTCTTGGTCTTGGTATTGGTATGGATTCCGTACTTCAAAGGATGTCCCTGACGTATTTTCTCAGGATCCGTTCTTGTGAAAAGGTTAGGGTAAACTCCGGCAATTTCATCCAATAAGGAAATGGTATGGTCTCCCTCAGATTCCCTTGCATCTTCTGAGTCCAAAGGATTACTTTCGAAACTCAGCAGGGCATTGTCATACCAAATGGCAATCTGAACGGCTTTCCAAATTACAAGGTCAACGTCCAAATGGTCTTTCCATGTGGCAATGGCTTCTTCAACTCCTCCCGCCATTAAATCAGCCCTGTCAAATACCCTTATCGTTGAATAGGAAGCGTTTTCTGAGGTTGCTCCTATGTCCACCTGAACAACATACCTGTATGCAATCTTTGGTTCATACTCAGGCTTAAACCAAACCCAGAACTTGCCTCCTGCAACTTCTTCAAATCGGATGTTGTCCTTTTTGTTTTCGGCAAAGATTTCACCTACAAACTTGGGAGCAGTGGTGTGCTTTCTGTTCATGCTCACATAATGAGGACTGAATACCCTCTTACCTGTGGATTGGAATGCTTCATCTGCCGTTGTGGGGTATTCTGCCATCATTCGCCAATGCTCAGAAGGGCTACTCCAATTATTAGCGTTCCTCTTGGTTTTGTACCATTTGATACCTTCAAGTGTTGCCCCTTCGTTAAATTGGGTTTGGCTATATTCATCAAGTGTTTCAACAAGCCGTATTCTTTCATCCTCACTTGTGAACTTCTCCGTGTACATATCAATGAAGTACCAAGGGATAAATACAGGAACTTTCCCGCTTACCCCTTTGACTGCTTCCACCCATGATTTATGAAAGTAGTTTCCTACTCCTTTGGCGGTGCTTTCCTCCACATCCACAGTTCCATGAACATGGGGAATACCTGAAAGCGACATGATCAAATCTTCAGGGCTTTTTCCGAGAGTCTTTTTCCAGCTTGCAACCTCGGACTTGTGAACCATCATTAAGTCAGTAGACCTTAAACCTTCGGGCTTCTGCATACTTCCAATAGAAATAATGCAACCACGTTCCTGGATTATCTTGGTCTTGGATGAACCTTCAAACGGGGAGAATGTGATATGCGAAATGTCGTGCGGGTGCTTGTCGGCCAGTCGGGCATACATCCCCCTGATAACCCTTGCCTGTTCCTCAACATCTCCAACAATTGCAGAATGCCAGTTCTTAAAGTGGAATATCTGCAACCAAGCCATAAACAACTGAATAAGCGTAGACCCTCCCCATTGACGTGCCTTGAGTAATATGATGTGCATGGGGACCGATGCCCAAAACAACTCAATCAGTTTACTGAGCAAAATCCTTTGAGGCTTTCTCAGGATAAAATTCACATCAAGTTTGGTCTGCTTGTCCTGAAGATAGGCACAGGTCGCTGCCCAGAATTCAAAGTCCTCCTTGAACCGCATTGCCGTTACCGCAAGACTGAGGTCTTTAAACTCACTCAATGCGTGCATCCCGAAGTTTTCCTGACAGTAAACCTGTAGGCTTGGGTATTCCAACACATCTTTAAGGACTTCCCGCATGGACTCAGGCAGAAACACATTCGACCTGTCTGTTCCATAGCAAAACTCAAACCTTGGCACAAGAGAACCAACCCCTAAGATGGGATTGTACGGAGAATGCAATTCTGCCATCCTCTTATTGTCAAGGGCTATGAGTTCGGATGTTGTCATTTCACCGAATCAGAAATTGTTTCCAACTCTTCAAGCAGCCACGAAAGATTATCGTCACGCTGAATGATCTCCCTGCGTGATTTGTCTTTGAGCATACGTCCGATGATGATTCCTACTGTTTGAGGCTCAAGGAAGAAAGGTTTTCCAACCTCTTCGTAAATAGTCCTCTTCTTAATGTCCCTCGCAAGTGTTCCGTAGGAATGAAGTACATCTATGTACCTCTGAAACAGAACTTCGTTGCGGTCAGTTTTAGGCTTACAACCCATAGGTGACAATTATTGTTTCGCAAATATAATGCAGAATTGTGAAATAATACACATTTTATATTAAAAAATACACAGACATACTAAAATTAAGGTCAGTATTTTGTCTTGTTTAAAAAATCCCAGAAATGGAAGACGAAATGCTGAAAGAAGAACCAACCGAAGAGGTTACCCCAACAACCGAGGAACCTGCGGAAGTTGCTTCTGAAATGCCCGCTGCCGAAGAGCCACAGGTAAATATCCTTATTGCCAAGATGAAAGCCAAACATCCTGAAATTGAGGATGAAGGTGAACTGATGACCAAGGCTCACGACTACATGAGCGAACTTGAGGATTACCGTGACCGCAACGAGGTATCAAATGCAGAACTCATAAAGATTGCCCGCCTGAATCCCGGTCTTATCAAGACCATCCAAATGATGAAAGAGGGTGCTTCATGGGAAGAAGCCGTTGCAAGGAACGTGGACTTATCCGCTATCCCTACAGAAGACGAACCTGACTATGAAAAGTGGGCGAAGAGTGCTGATGAAAGGGAGAACGAATACAACCGTGTTCTTGATGAAGAGGAAAGGCTGACCCAGAACAGGCAGCAGTCCATTCAGAACCTCAAGGACTTTGCTTCAGAAAACGGATGGTCAGAAGAGCAGACTGCTGACTTCTACACCAAGATCATCTCCCCGACTCTTGAGGCAATCGCCAACCTTGATTTCTCAAAAGAATTCTACAAGACCCTGCATAAGGCTATCACCGCAGAAGAGGAAAAGGCTGCTGCCATGGAAGATGGTCTCATCAAGGGGAAGAATATGAAAGCCGAAGAAATCATGCAGCCTGAAGTTACAGGCGATGGTTTGCCAAAGGCTTCAGGCACGGTAGAAGTACCGGCTCCAGCGAAAAGAAAGTCATACATAGACTCTCTCAAATAAACCTAATTCAAATCAATAACCAAAAAAATGAAAACCACATCAAAATCTAAGGTGCTATTTGGGCTGATGTCTATTGTAGCACTTATTGCGTTTATCTTCTTCTCCCCTGCTGCTGCCGGAGGGGTGGTGCTTTGCAACTTAGTTGCAGGAGCAGCCGTAACTCCAGACGATGTAAGAAATGTGTCCAAGCTGGACATGGAGAATATCAGTAAATCTGTTACTGAGATTCTGCCGGCCCGTGTGCCATTGAATAAAATTATGCGTGACATCAGGTCAGCAAATAAAGTTGATTCAGAAATTATCCGTTACTACTCGGTTGTAAGTAAAGACTTGTACGACACAACTGACACCAATGCTTCAGGTGCAGGCACCTCTTCAAGTGTTCCCGCAAAGGCTTATACCTATTCTTCAGGCGATGGTCTGACCTCAATCTGGCTTCAGGTAACTAATCCTGATTTATGGGAAACTGACGGAACTGTTCTTTTACTCCATACCCTTTGCAATGCAACTGTTGCTGCATCCCCAACCGGTTATAAAGACATTATGTTTTGGGTGAAATCAAAGAGTGACAACATTGTTAACCTTGTTCCTCTTAATGGTTGTTTAGGCTCCGGTTCAAATGCTGCTGCCTACGTTGTACCAAACATTTCGACTTCATCCAAATTCTACCATGCCGGTAACGCAAAGGAATCAACCGCAATGCAGTCCGTTCCTTTTGCCATTCTGCCTACTGCACAGGAACAGTATTGCCAGAACTTCATGGCTCAGATTGAAGAGGCTACATTCCAGGCAATGACCAAAAAGGAAGTAAACTTTGGCTTCAAGGATTACGAAAAGCAGAACATTTACAATATGGCTATCAAACAGGAGATGTCATTCCTATGGGGTGTTAAAGCACATTTGTACAATTCTACTTCATCCAACTACCGATACACTACTGAGGGTATCACACGTCAGATTCTTACTGAACTTGAATACGGCACAGGCTCAACCAATAGGACTGTAGCTCAGGCAGATTACATCCGTTGGCTCCGTACTGCATTTACCGGAAATAACGGTTCTGAAACAAGGGTTCTGTTCGTAGGCGATGGTCTCATGGAGTCCCTGCATTCAATTGACGAGTACACCAAGCAGTTGAATGGTACCAATACCGTAATCCAATGGGGTGTTACATTCAGCAAGATTGTATCAGACTTCGGAATCCTGTTGGTAAATCAGCACCCTCTGTTCAGCCAGATTGGATTGAGCGACTATGGTCTTATACTCGACATGAACCATGTTACAAAGAATGACTTTCTTCCTATGACCGTTACCGAATTAGACCTCAAGAAATCCGGTCAGCGTAATGTTCAGGCTAAGGTTATTCAGGAAGTATCAGCACTTACCCTTACTAACCCTGACTGCCACGCTATCATCAGGCCAAAGGCATAGTTATTCCAATAAAACCTTAGAGGGGGCGGGTGGTATTATCGCCCGCCCCTTTCTTTTAATATTCAAATCCAATGGAAAAAAAGTATAACCTAATACATCAGTTTCGCCTTGAAACTTCAGTAATGGTTGATGATGAACGAGTGTTCATCTCTTTTGAGGGTGGAAGTCTTTACCTTAATCGCAGAAACGGAAGTTATATCACAAGTGATCCAAATATTCAGGAGGCTCTTGAGTCAGATGTAGCCTACGGTTCACAATGGGTTCTTGACCCTGCATTCGACAACTCAGATGTGGAAGAAGAAACTACCCCTGAAAATAACACTGTTGTTACCGAACCTGAAAAAGAGGTAGAGACCGTAGTTGAACCTGAAAAGAAAGAGGAAGTTGTTGAGCCTATTGTTGAGGTAGTAACTGAAGGTGTTGTCGGAGAAACTACCCCTGAACCTAAAGCTACCGGAGAAGTTATTGAAGAACCTGTTGCTATCGTTGATGAAGCCATGCTTGCAGTCAACAACTATACTTTGGCCAAGAACTACATCAAGGAAAAGTTCCCCGAAGTAACAAGGCCGGAAATCATCTCAGAAGAAAAGCTGAGAGAGTACGCAAAAGAAAAAGGCATCACTTTCCCAAACTGGTAACATGAACCGTGAGCAGATAATTCAGGAGGTTCTTGTCAGGATGGACGAAGTTTCTCCCCTCTCAGGAATAAATGTCATACCGAATCCGGTGGTTGAAAAATCATTGGATGAATCGGCACGTACAATTATCCTATCTGCTCCGAATCATTTAGTACCGTTTCAGGATTTCTCGTCAGGCTCAAAGGTTGGTATTCCTTCACCGGAAGTTGATGTATCAAGAATTGCTCTTCCGGTGAAGTTTCTTCGCCTTGTCAGGTTCAAACTTGACACATGGATGAAGCCCACTTACAAAGTCTGTGAGGAAGGTTCACGAACCCACCTGAAGCAGTACCATAAATACTCATTTGGTGGAACGACAAGACCGGTAGTGACTGTCATTCAAAGTGACGGCACACCGTGGCTTGAGTTCTACTACAAGAAAGGAACCACTCCATCCATTGAAACGGCTTTATGTGCCGTAGAAATCAAGGCAGAAGATATGCCGGACATACTGCTTATCCCTTTATTCTGGCAGTCGGCTGCACTTGCATTTCAGATACTTGGCATGGGAGACAATATGAATGTCTGTTTAGCAAAAGTGAAAGAACAACTTGATCTACTGAGAGGTGTATAACGTATTTAAAAGCGAGACTAAATGGGTTGAAGTTATCCTTAAAGATAACTCCGGTACTGTTATTAACCCCACTCTTGAGACTATCCATGACATTGAAGTCATTTTCACATCGAAACTTGATTTTTCGTTGATTGCCAAGTTCAGCAAATTAGTAAAGGATGGTTGGAGTGAAATGATACTTGATACTGAAAAAATTCTTTGTGGAGTATCAGACTTTACTCATAGCACTAAAGGTCCTGTTGATTGGCAAATAAACATCATCACTACAGATGAAAATATGCCGTCAGGATACTCGGTAACAACTCAGAAAGGAATAGTACTAACCCTTCAAGAAGCATTCGTATAATGGCAGATTATCAGGTAATCGTTCAGTTTCCTTCTCTCTCGCTTGTAGGCATGACCGGAGCGCAGATTGTTGCAGCCATTAATGCAAGTGAAGCGGTAATCAATTCAGAGAATGTAGAAGGTGGTAGCGGTGGTTCAACAGTAAGCATGACCGGTAATCAAATCGTGGATGCCATCAACAACGAGGCAACAAGCGAACATAAGATTTATGCCGGCCATATCCGTGACCTTGTTAAGACAATGGTATCGCACGGAGAAAAAGCTTTAAACCTTATCTACACCGGAGACCCACGAAAGACATCATTTCAGACTGAGTTTGCCACAAGCATACTTGCCAACGATTATGTTCAGGTTGCAGAAGTCAATCAGTCGGAAATTTTCTCAAATGGAGACTGGCTTATTGCAAGGATAGCGAATCCTGGGTTTGTCTTTTCAGACACTTCCAAATGGGAGGTAAAGAAATTCGCAAGCAATTCTGTTATCCCTGTTTTCCGTCAGCATTCTTCTGCTGCTGAAAATCAGTCAGGTATTGAGAGCATTCCGGGAGGATCACAGGCAATAGGTAATCATTCCTTTGCGCCCGGTTATCAGACCGTAGCCACCGGAGAAAGTGCATCCGCACTTGGAAAACAATCACGATCAACCCGGACCGGAGAAGTATCGGAATCTTCAGGTATGTTTACCGAAGCCGGAGACCTTCAAAGGTCAAGGGATATTATGCGATTGGTAACCACCAATGCAGTTCCTACCGAAATGGCATTGCCTTTCAAGTTTGGATTTGAAGCCAACAAGACCTATGTCCTGAAGATTCAGTTGATGGCAAGGGTTGGTTCCGGTACCTATGCAAAAGGTGTTCAGAATAAAGAATGGGAATATAAGTTCTTTGCTGCGGTGGACGAGAACGGCTATGTGTACAACGATGGAGGGCTTGTCAGTTCATCAAACCTGAGTAATCCTTCCATCAATGTTTCGGTAACCGTAGTTCCCGATAACGACATTGCTACACCTCCATTGCCAACTGTTTTCAAAGGTCTTAAAATACAATGCACCGGTCTGAATGGGGTAACCGTCAGATGGGCTGCTTTTATTGAATCATTTGAACTGAAATACTAATGAGTACATACCTGAATTTCAATACGTCCTTTACGATTGCCAAGTTATTTGACTTGTGCAAATTGAAATCGTTGTACTCATCCTCTTCCATCAGCTCCGATGCCGGAGCGACCATGGAGTCCATGTTTGCATTGACAGATAATGAAAGGGACTTTTTCGACATCACTTTAAAAGAGGCTGCAAGCAATGTTTACGATGCAGTTTCTCAGGACACCCAAATAGTTGAGCAACCTTTCCTTTATGACGTGAATGGTCTTTTGACCTATACACTCATGGTTCATGGGGATTGGGACCGGAATCAGTCTTTTGGAGTCAATACCCAAATGGAAAAGGCACTTGTGTCCTTTATCCTTCGGGAATGGTTCAAAACAAGAGGCAGGATGGACTTTTACCAGATAGAGGATGCAAACTACCAATCAGCTATCCAAGAGGTAAGAAACCTCTTAAATCGAAGAATAAGAAGTGTAACAAGAGTCTACAGATACTTAGGATAATGTTTGCTGAACTAACATCGGAAATAATCTTTTACTACCCTATCGAGACTTTACTCGACAGGCTGAAGATGTATTCTCAGTATCAGACAAGAACGGCAGATGTGGATGAAGAGAATTTCATCACCAATGACGAACTCGATCTTGTAAAGATAGAAAGCGATAAGGCTATTGGTCAGATTTTCCAGATAGCCATGAAACTTTCAAAGAGGATAGTTGGTTCGGTGCTGAGTGATTCTACTCTTACTATTGGAACGGAAACCAAAACCGGACTCTATGGATTCCGGCTTGTGAACTTCCACGGGTATAATCCGAACATTCTGCCGGTCATCGATTCCAACATTGAGAAGTTATGGACTGCACTCGCCCTGAGTACATGGTTCACCTTAAACAATAAACCCGATCTGTCAGCCCTTCATCAAAACTCAGTCGGATTCCTGCGGGTGAGCTACAATAACTCTTTAAATGAGCTTTATAAACCCTACATAGGGTCTGTAACTCCTAATTATTCAACAGTTGAAGTGACCGTTGATGATGAAACAAACGAAGTGACCACGCCTACCGTAACCGTTGTAGAAATGAACGACCCGCTATACTTCGACACCTATTCTGACTTCCCTGAAACCGGAGCAGAAAACCTTACCTATATCGACAAGTCTACCGGAAATCAGTACTTGTGGAGCGGTACCGCTTATGTGAAGATGAATGCCTCAGTATCCACATTCTCTCAGGAATTTGAAGATGTGAACGAAGTAGTAGTGACACACAACCTGAATAATCTTGCTCCTGATGTTAAAATGACCGACTCCGATGGTAATGATTGGGATGTTGATTATGATCCTATTGATGAAAATTCGGGTACGGTATCATGGGAAAATAACAAAACCGGCACAATTTATCTTTCGTAATCATGGCAAAAGAAAAGAACATAGGGCAGAACACAAACCATGACGGAAACG